TACATCTGAATTGTCTAAATAAGGTTTATTTTTTTTGTAATACTCTTTCAATAGCGTTTTTTCATCTACATTAGAGTAATCAGCGTTAAGCCTAGTGTAGTCTTCTATTGTACCACCAGTTTCTTCCATAAAGCTAACTAGCTTTTCGATGTTTTCTGGCAATTGCTTACCTAAAACTTTTTCATCTCTTAAAGCTTCTTTAACCTCAGCCTCTACTTTAGCTACTTCAACTTCTTTGATTGGTGTAAACTCTTTAGCATCTTCGACGGGCTCTTGTACTTGTTCTCCCACTTTAGCGCTATCTCCGGATGGTTCTTCCACAGGAACTTCCTTTGTTTCTCCGATTTGAATGGCATCTTCTTGTTCTTGTTTAGGTATTACTACTTTTGTAACATCTGGCGGTAATTCAACCAAAGGTTCTTTAATATTAACTTTAACAGGCTGATCACTTGTTGGCGTTAATTTTTTTGGAGTTTTCTTTTTAATTTTAAACTCACCTTCCTGCTTAACAGGTTCATTTGTTTTTACTTCTGACATAATATAATATAATTAAATAATTGTTTACTTTCTACATGAAAGCTTGCATACCCATATCGGGTTGGTTTTCAAAGTCTTTAGGTAAGCTATCATTTTGTCTTTGGCTTATCATTTCACTTTGTTGTGTAGCTTCCATTTTGCTACGTTTATCTTTTCTATCTTCTATAGCTGATTCTTTTTGCTGCATTGCCTGAACTTCAATTTGCTTTAACTGCATATCGTATTCAAACTTTTGCTGCATTTTAATTTTTTCTAAATCAGCTGCTATTTGCATTTTGTTTATTTCCATCTGAGATCTAGCTTGCTCGTACTGAACTTTAGAACCTGATATAGCTTCTTGTTTTTGAACTTCAGCCATAGCCGTTTTCTCTGCGGTTTCCGCTTGAGCAGCAGCTTGTGCTTGTATGTTAGCTTGTTGATTAGCTTGATCTTGAATAGCTTTTTGCTTACGCTTAACCTTAAGCATTTGATTAGCTAACTTAAGATTTTTAATCTGTCTTAAATCTATAGCGTCTTCTAAATCAATACCGCCTTGACCTAATGCAACTTGAATATTTTGTTCTAGCTTAGCTTGTTCTTCATCGTCTGGTTCTAGTTCTAAGAATATACCAAAGTCGTATAAGTTTAAATCAATAACCTGTTGCAGCGTTTCAACATTGAAAGTTGATATAGAGTTTTTAAGCGACTCAGCTGTTAACGGAAAATATAATGCATCTGCTATTTTAAGAGACACGTTTTCTGCTAGCTTTAACGTGAGGTACAAACTAGCTTGCTTGATATGTCTAGTCGCTACGTTAGACGCGTTAGCGGCCATCTTTTGAAGACCTACTAATGAATTTTTGTCCTGCGTGCTTCCATCTCTAGCTTCGTTTAATCCGGTCACATCACGTATCATTTGTAAATAGTATTGATACGTTTGTATAAGAGCTTGTATTTTACCAAGACCGCTAGAACTGTTAAGTTCTTGAATAGGTACTTTACCTGGATTCATATCACCGTCTTGCGTCATTGATCTACCTACAATAGAACCAGTTTGAAAATACATATTCAAAGCCTCTGCAGGATTGTAATTAGTTCCATTACCAAGATCAACCTCAGCTAAGCCGTCCATATCTAAGTAAACACCATCTGGTACCATCCTAGACATTACCTGTTGCAATTTAAGATGCGTTAGCTGAATCATATCTGCAAAGCCAACACATTTACTTACAACAGACTCTATGCGTCCCTTATACATTCTAGGAGCACATATTGTGT